GAGGAACCATTGATGAATCATTTTTAGATTCACCTATGCCTTTTGATTCAAATCTATTTAAGGAAATATTATCTGCTAATAAAGATATGGACACAGCATATTTTAAATTATCCTCTAAGGGTATGGCTAAGTTTATATTCCAATCCGAAAATATTAACAGTACTTATTATATAGGTAGACAAGAATAAAAGAATATGGCTAAAAAACCTGATATGTATGCTGAAGAGAAAGCACTTATGCCTTATGGGGATAGTGTTGCTGCACCTAAAATAGACATTCCAAATACTAATGCTTGGGTGACTCAACAATCCGTAGATGTAAATCATTTTTTATCTACTAAATTTTTAGAATTAAAAAAAGAATATGCGGAATTAATAGCATTATATAAATGGAATGAATTAGTTAATAAATCTGAATTTAGTTTTATTCCTGTAAAAGGACATACTTACTATCTTTATCAAAGGGAAGATGAAAAATTATTTTTATCTTTAATTGAACCCGAATATTGGAATCAATTATTTGTAGGATCAGTAACTTTAGACTCAGATAATAAATGGATAAAAATATAATTAGGAATATTAATTTTCTATTTTTATATTATATGTATAATAGAACATAAAATTGCAGCTAGGGCGCGTTGTTATGTTTAAATTAAATTAACCGAGAGCTTCGGCCTCACAAAACTAAATGATATGAGTACATTATTCAATGAACGTACACCGTTCGACTTACTATTCCGTAACCTATTTAAGGCAGACGGCGCTTTTCAACCAACTACGTTTGAAAACAAACAACCACACCCACTAGATATTTTTTATGACGAAGACGGACTTCACTTTGAAGTTGCCTGTACTGGTCTAACTAAGAAAGACATTCAATTAGAAATTGATGGGGATCTTTTAAAAATTATCTATGATAAACCTAATGACGACGAGTTTGACTATAGTGGCTACATCTATAAAGGATTAGCTAAACGATCTTTTAACTTAGGTTATAAGGTAGCAGCAAAATTTGAACTTGAAAGTTTAACAGCAGAAATGAAGAATGGCTTACTTCATATTTTTATTCCAATTGCCGAATCTAAAAAGCCAAAATCAATTAAAATAAAATAAAAGTTTTACCAAAAAAGCGTGTCCTAGCGCAATATTATTCGTATATTACGGACAAATAAAAAAGTTATATATGGCAGAAACCAAATCACCCAAAAAGAGGAAATCGATCCAAACAATCCGAGATCCTAGACTAGATCCTTATTTTATTACTAAGGATGAGTACAGTTATACTATTAAACAAACAATCACATCAGATGCAACCCATTTTAGAAGCAAAGGTAAAAGTAAGACTTATGAAAAGTCTTTATATTACCATTCAAGCATGGGTGAGGCCTTAAATAAAATTTCACAACTACAATGTGATAAACAGGATTATAATAATTTAGATAATTTTATTACAGAATACAAAAATGTAGCTGAGAAAATTAAATCTTATACTGATGAATACAATAAAATCCACAAACAATTAATTTATAAAAAATAATAAAATGAAAATTAAAGCAATTTACAATGCTGTTGTAGTAAAACCCATTGAAGCTGAAGAAACAGTTTATGGTAACATTATCGTTCCTGATATGGGAAAAGATACAAATACATTTGGGGAAGTTCTTTCTGTAGGGGAAGGTAATTTTTCTTTTTCGGGAGTTCGAATTCCCACTCAATTAAAAGTAGGAGATAAAGTAGTATTACCTACCCAAGGATTTACAAAATTACCATTTGAAGGTGAAGAATATTTTGTAGGCCCTGAAAATCAAGTATTAGCTGTAATTGAAGAATCAGTTGATTTAGAGGAAGTAGTAGCCAATACAGAAGTATCAGAAGAAGATTTAAAAAACATTATAAAACATTAATATGGAGAATCAAATAAATTTTGGCAAAGATGCTAGAACAAAATTAAAAGTTGGGATTGATAAATTAGCTGATGCTGTAGTATCAACTTTAGGCCCTAATGGTAGAAATGTTGTAATATATAGAGGATCAGGGCAACCTCCTCAATCTACTAAAGATGGAGTAACAGTAGCAAGTTCTTTTGCTTTAAGTGATCCAAGTGAAGAATTAGGTGTTTTGCTTATTAAACAAGCAGCAGTTAAAACAGCTGAAAAAGCGGGAGATGGTACAACTACATCAACCCTTTTAGCTCGTGAAATGATTAACCAAGGACTTGCAGCTTTAGATAATGGAGAGAATGCAGTTCAAATCAAAAGGGATATTGATAAAGCAGTTAAACAAATAGTAGAAACCCTTAGGGGTCCTATATCTGAAGACATTTCAGGAGATGAGCAATTAGAACAAGTAGCAAGTATATCTTCCAATAATGATATTGAAGTAGGTAAACTAATTGCTCAGGCAATAGATAAAGTAGGATTAGAAGGTGTAGTTCATATTGAAGAATCTAAAACAGGAGAAACATTTTTGGAAACAGTAGAAGGTATGCAATTTGATAGAGGTTATAAATCCCCTTATTTTGTTACTGACAATAACACAATGTCTTCTAATTTAGAAAATCCTGCGATATTAATCCTAGACCAAAGACTTAATACAGTTAAAGAATTATTACCAATTTTAGAAGCAGTATCGGCCCAAGGTAAATCACTTTTAATTATCGCTGAGGATATTGATAATGAAGCATTAGCAACTCTTATTGTAAATAAAATGAGAGGAACAGTTAATGTGTGTGCTGTTAAGTCTCCGGATTTTGGTGAAAGACGTAAATTAGTTCTTGAAGATATTGCTACTACTACAGGTGGGGTTGTATTTAGTAAAGACAAAGGAATGAAACTTGATAAATTTAGTTGGGATTGGTTTGGTGAAGCTAGAAAAGTTACTATAACTAAAGATCAAACAACTATTGTAGATGGTAAAGGAGAAGTAGATGCTATTGAGAAAAGAATAGAAGAATTAACAACTCAAATAGATAAATCTACAACCCCATATGAAAAAGAACAATTACAAAATCGATTAGCAAAATTTGTCGGAGGAGTAGCAATTGTTCATGTAGGTGGAAATACTGAAACTGAAATGTTAGAGAAAAAAGATAGAGTAGATGATGCATTACATGCAACTAAAGCTGCCATTGAAGAAGGAATTGTCCCAGGAGGAGGAGCTGCATTATTATATGCTAGAGAATCTATTGACAATTGCAATATTGGAGCAGGTATTGTTTATAAAGCATGTGGTAAACCATTTGAACAAATATTAATAAATGCTGGTCATGATTCAGTTGAAGCACAAATGTTAGGTAAATACCAACTAGTAAATTCAGGAAATGATACATGGGCTGGTTATGATTTGAAAAAAGACAAAATTGTTAATATGAAAGAAGCTGGGATAATTGATCCCACTAAAGTAACTAGATTAGCATTAGAAAATGCTGCATCAGTTGCAGGAACAGTATTATTAACTGAATGTACTTTGACCCAAGATAAATCATCAGATTCTAACAAAATGGATCAGGTAATGGGGCATGCACAACAGGGAATGATGTAATAATAATAAATAAATAAAAATAAAAAAAATGACAAAACAAGAAATTTTTGAGATTATTGAAGAAAACTACAATATCTTATCAGCAGAGAATAGTGGAACAACAAAAGCTAGTCAAGCGAGAGCTAGAAAAGCAGCCCAAGCTATTAAAAGGGTAATTACAGATTATAAAAAAGCATCTGTAGCAGAATCTAAATAATCTAAGTGGGGGAGCTTGTCTCCCCCATTTAATTTTCGTATATTATTATTATGGAAAAACAAACAACAATAGAAGAAACTAATATTACTATTGCAAGGAGGGTTCCTCCTGGTGATAAATGGAGATTAGTTGCTAATGAACCTGAAGGTCCTGTACATAAAACTTTAACAGATACGTTAGAAGCTTATATGGTTAAAACTGGATTTAGGGGTGAATATAGATTAGCACCATTAAAAGGAGAATTATATGCTATTTCAACTAAAGAATTAGAAATAGAAGAACCAGTAGAACAAAAATTTAGCATTTATGGTGAATACTAAAGAAAATAGTTTACTTAATGAGAAATACCGTCCTATAACACTTGATAAGTTTGTAGGAAACGAAAATTTAAAAAAATCATTATCCAAATATTTGGAACAAAATGATATTTTAAATCTTATCTTTTATGGTCCAGCAGGAACAGGTAAAACTACATTAGCTAAACTTATTGTCAATAACCTTGAATGCGATTATCTTTATATTAATGCTTCAGATGAAAGAGGTATTGAAACTATTAGAGATAAAGTTCAGGGGTTTGCAAGTACAATTTCATTTGAACCCATTAAAGTGGTTATTTTAGATGAAGCTGATTTTCTTACTATACAGGCGCAAGCTTCACTTCGTAATATTATCGAAACTTTTTCCCGTACAACAAGGTTTATTATGACTTGTAATTTTGTAGAACGTATCATTGATCCTCTACAATCTAGATGTCAAGTACTTAAAATTGTACCTCCAACTAAGAAAGATGTTGCTAAACATTTACATTGGATTTGTAATGAAGAATCAATTACCCATGAAATAAATGATTTAGTACCTTTAGTTAATCAATATTACCCTGATTTACGTAAGTGTATTAACACTATACAATTATCAACTGTAGACGGTGGTGCAAATGATTTATATCTTAAACTAGACCAATCAATATTAGTATCATCTAATTATATAGATAAAGTAATTAAAGCATTATCAAATAAATCTAAATTTAATGATATTCGTCAAATTATAGCTGATGCTAATGTAAATGATTTCGATGAGTTATTTAAATCACTATATGAAAGAGCATCTGATTACTTACCAGGTAAAGAAGGAACAGCATCTATTTTAATAAATGAACACCAATATAAAGCAAACTTCCGTATTGACAAGGAAATAAATATAATGTCATTAATTCAACAAATATTAAATAATAAATAATTATGCAACAACAAGCACCACCACAACCACAAATTGATTTAAAAAGCACTACTGCTATTACTAATTCAGAAGGAAAAAGTTTATTCCAATCAGGGGTTATTTTAAGAAAAATTTCTAAATTCGTAGCAGGGACAGATAATGATGCAATCATGCCTATTCCTGTATTTTTTGATCCTACTAATGGTAAGATTGTAAAAGATGGTTTACCTCTAGAACTTAGAGAAGAACTTAAAGATGAAATTTGTTAAATGAAAAATATCTTTGATTGGTTAAAAGCAATTAATAATACTAAACCTCCTGTTGAATCTTTTACAAGTAAAGATTGGGAGGTTTGGAATAGTTATATGATTCATAGATTCATCTCAATGAACCCTGACTATATTGAAATTGTCAATTATGTTCAAGATTTACCACCACAGGAAAAAAGAATGATTTATAATGTATATAAAGAATTTATACCTAAAAATAATAAGTGGAATAAATATATTAAATCAAAAACTAAAGAACCAAACAAAGAATTAATTGAACATTTGAGAGATTACCTAAAGTGCTCCAGTAAAGAGGCAAAAGAAGCAATTACTTTGTTGGATAACACAAAAATAAGTCGTATATTATCCAATAGAGGATTAGAAACTAAAGAAATTAAAAAAATATTAAAATGAGTAAATTAGTAGATATGTTACGTACATCTGCACAGGCAGATAAAGCAAAAGCCTTATTATCACTTGAATTATTAGGTAATAAAGCAGTTGGTATTGGAGACCATTCAACAGGAGATTTTTACAAAAATGCTGAAGAAGCGCTTATTATGTTAGTAGATGCTGACGATAGGTTAGAAGCATTAGACAAATATTTCAATACCAAAGGATTACTAAATGGGTAGTTCAGTAACAAAATATTTAGAAGAAAATGAGGGTCATTTTGGTAACAAAATAAAACAAATAACTATGAGCGATAGAGAAATTATGAATGCTAAATATCCAAATAAAAAAATCAAAGAATTTATGGATGATGAAACAAATCAAATCATAACTATTTTTGAAGAAGAATACCCAGAATTATCTAATGAGTTTCAAATTATACAAGATGAAATGTATGAAATGTTTGCTCGTAAACATATGGATTATGG